GGCGTCATTACTTGATTTTCAAGTTCTACGATAAAGGGATAATCTCCTTATCTCCTTCATCTTCTTCCTCATTCTTTAAAATTGGGTTACGTTCATAAATATCGTCTACCCAAACTTTAACTATCTCTGGGGGTAATTTTTTAATGTTGTTTGAAGTAATAGCTAATGTTTCACCATTTTCCCCAATAACATTCCAATTTACCATCAAAGTTTCAATAAGGAAGGCTCTTGTAGAACCTAACATCATATCAACTTCTGCTTTATCATCTTCTTTGCCTTTTTTCTTAGAGTTTGCTAATCTAACTTTAGAAGTTAAATCAATAAACTTTTGATAATCGGCTTCGTTCATTTTACGGTGCTCAAACCATGTCTTATCTTCTTCTGCTTCATTTTTCTCCCACGGTAAATAAACTCTAAATATTTCTGGTGCATTTGTTACATAAATTTTTTGAGCCATTTCTTTTACTCCTTTTCTAAACTATTACTTATAATAAACAGTGATAATATCTCCACTAGTAGGAGCCAATACGGTTCCTGTATTACTTACTACAATTCTACCAGATGCCAAAGTAACTGGTAATCCACCAAACATTACACGAGGAAATAAAAATTCTATATACTCTGTAGCTGCAGCTTTATCCTGAGCATCCATAAGTAAGAAATACACGTCATCTTCATACAAATTATACCCAGGAGTTGTTCTTCCTAGTCCACCATAAGTATAGGTTGCATAGTCATCAGCATCTTGGAATACTTGATTGAAATTAAGGTCAAATGTACGAGCGCCTTCAGTTACATTATTAAGGAATCTAGAAGGACGAACAGTATATTCATCATTAGAAAGACCATTATTAATAGAGATTTCTACAGATTCCATGTTATCGTACGGTGTTCCACCTAGTTTTAACAAACCACCGTGGAATGCCAATAAGTTATCATCAGCATAAGTAGGAGTTTCAGCATAAGTGGATTCAATTTTTTTCTCAGTTGTAACTACCCAATCGCTAGTGTAATTTGCAATTTCTCCTTGGTTAACTGAGATAGTTAACGTATTCAATTTAGCATTTACTAGCCATACATACAGGGTATCACCAACATTCTTTTCAATTGTCCAAAAGTCAACATAGTCAGTAGGTACAACTGTAGAAATTCCTGTAGAACCGTTAGGTTCACAAGATGATTCGTCACTACTTAATGCCATTTGGCAAAGCAATCCTAAGTCAGTAGTTCTAGCATATCCACCAAAACCACCAGAAATAGCATAACCACCAGCTACAGCACCAGTACGGTCACGACCTCTACCAATTTCATTTTCAGCAACCATTGGGTTATTTTCGGCGGTAAAACTTTCCTCTGTGATAACAAAGAAGTCAGTAATATCAGGTGTATAAGAATCGAGTTCAGCGTCAGTAATTAACTCTGATTGAACCCCTACACCTAAATGACCAACTAAACCAGTAATTGTCATTTAAATTATTCACCCCCTTTCCTATCTTGGAGTTTTTCTATCTGTAAATACCATAAATTGTATCCATGCTACGGCAGTATAATCTTCCTTCATACCAAACTTAGAAAGTTTAACAGTTTCAATTTTTGAGCCATAAACACTTTCGTTATTATTATTATCGGCTAAATTGTCTAATCTTTGATTATAACGTAAAGTTTCTTCTATTCGTTCTAGTATAGTATTTCTTTCTAAGAGACAGGCTGTTTTATCTTCATTATAACATAGTACAAAAATATTTACAATATACTCTCTGGTACAAGCACCACCAATTTGTTCTGTTTGTGGATTTATTCCATCACAAGTTACAACAATTCTTGGGTATTCTTCATACTCATCCCAATCTATTAAAGTATCGTGTATTCCTTGCACAACAAATGTATCAACATCAGTTATAGTTGCAGTAGTTAGAAGATTTATTATTTTATTTTCTAAAGATTCTATTAACATTGATTAACTCGCAAATAAGTAGTTTAAATGCTTTTTAAAAATATCTTTAATATCTTCTTTTTCATTCCTATTTAAATCATCATCTTTTCTTGGCATAAAAGGTCTTGGTTCTATAGTACTTCCATACCAACCAGTACCGCCATACATATGAACATAATATTTAGCTGCATTAGGAGTTCCCCAATTATCTCCACCTAAAACTACTTTTGGATTTAAACCACCCCTAATTTCTTGAATTGCTAAAGAAGAAGTTGCAAAACCATACATTTCCCAAGAGGCTCTTAGTATTGGCCCATCTTCATATGAACGTCTTCTACGCCACTCTATAGTAGAATTTTCTAATTGTTTCCAAG